ACATTTTCCTCTACGATCTCCTCAGCGAGAAGAAGCCCGATCAGAACATCTCGCATCGGACGATGCCGACCTACGCCCAGCACTGCGTCTTCAATCGGAAGAAGCCGTACCAGCATGACTGGATCATTATGGACGGCACCGCCCGCATCGGGAGAATCTACGTCACGAAGAACGATGAAGTGGGTATCCACATCGCAGAAAAGTTCCGTGGAAAGACGTACGGTTCGGTAGCCTTGCGACTCGTCATCAAACGCATGAAACGAACCCTCTTCGCGAACATCGCCCCGAAGAATGAAGCCTCACAGGCGTTTTTCACGAAACATGGGTTCACCTTGATTCAATACACCTACCGGCACCCAGGATAAGCGGTGCCTTTTCTATGCCCCATATCACTGACGAACGCGGGTTATTCCTCAAAGACGTCCAAGAACGCTTGGAACAAGGTTTCAAGATGGGTTTTAGCAACGCCCAAGCCTGTCATTGGGCAGGAATTGGTGAAGCCACATTCTACAACGTCACTAGGGATCACCCTGACCTGCAGGAGCGGTTCGAGAAACTCAAAGAAAACCCCAAGTTAAAGGCGGTTGCCAACATCGTCAACTCTATTGATAAGGGGGATATTAACGATTCCAAATGGTACTTGGAACGGAAGGCGAAAGCTGAGTTTGCTCCCAGAACAGAACTCACCGGACCCGAGGGCACTCCGTTAGGCTATGTTTACTCTTCTGACGTCCCCAAAGAAGAGGAACCCGAGCAATTACCCGAAGAACATGCTCAATGATTGGCAAGGGGAGTTTGGTGATGCGTACACTGATCGGAATGTGTATAGCCGTCATCGCAGGAAAGGCACCTTCAAGTGGCTTATCCCTAAAGATGTTTCCACACTACTCGAAGTAGGGTGTAACCGCGGCAGGAACCTCGATGCGCTTTTTGATCTGGGTTTCTCCGTTTTTGGTGTAGAACCGAACGTCAAGGCATACGAGATCGCCAAGAAGCGGGGGCATATTGTCTGGAACACGAGCGTCCAAGAGATGGATACCAGCCGGCAGTTTGATCTTGTCTTTACCTGTGGTGTTCTTATGCACATTCCTGATACGGAGCTTCCAAAGGCAATGGACACGATTTGGCAGTGCGCCACTAAATACGCCCTTGCGATTGAATACTGGGGCCCCGATGAAGAAAAAGAATACCGTGGGAAGTATGGAATGCTCTGGAAGCGGAGAGCCTATGTCTACCCAGGAAAACTTATTGATACCGGAACCCTCTCGGACCGCTTCGATCACTGTCATTATTGGCTGTATAAGAAACTATGACTGGTATCATCGTCCAAGCACGACAGGGGAGCAAACGACTCCAAAAGAAATCACTCATGAAGTTTCATGGGGAGCCACTCCTCGCACGTGTGGCTCGCCTCCTGAGACCTGTTGGAGAAAAGATTATCGTCGCCACTAGCACGAATAAGGAAGACGATTCTATCGAACACTGGTGCACGAAACACAAGGTATCCTGTTTCCGTGGTGATGCGGACGACGTCCTTCGACGGTTCTATAACTGTGCGTCTGTGTACAAACTAGATGTCATCATTCGTATTACCGCTGATTGTCCATTTATTTCCTCGGACCTTATTGAGCTCTGTCTGCATCAGTTTCTTCGTGATGGTGGGAAAGGGTATGTTGGGTTTCACGGCCTTCGTGGTCTCAATGTGGAGGTCTTTGATTTTGGCACGCTCCAACAAGCATTCCTGCATGGCCCCGACGAACACGTCACCACATGGATGCGGAAACAGGAATGGGCGAAGAGTCTCGAAGAGCTGGAGATCAACACGAAGGACGATTTCAAACGTCTCTCACGTTTATGACGTTTTGCACGAGGTGTGTGATGCCAGATACGAAGCCCGACCTCTTCTTTGATGCAGAGGGTGTGTGTGATGCCTGCCGGAGCGCGGATTGGAAGAATCAGGTAGACTGGAAGCAACGGGAGAGAGAGTTTCGCACACTCGTTGATGAGGTACGATCACTCAACCGTCCCTATGATTGTCTCGTCCCTGTGAGTGGAGGAAAGGATTCACATTATCAAGTATATAAAGCACTCGAATATGGACTCAAAGTCCTTGCCGTTACGTTTCACCCGACACTCCAAACGGAGCTTGGCAAAGAAAACCTGCGTAATCTTGTCTCGCTCGGAGTGGATCACGTTACAGTTACTCCAAACCCCCAGGTATACAAAAGCATGGGTCTTGAATCTTTCCGACGGATTGGCGATCACGAATGGCCAAACCACCTCGGAATCTTTACTGCTCCAGTTACCATTGCTGCAGAAAAGAAAATCCCGCTCATCCTCTGGGGGGAAAACTCCCAGCTCGAATACGGGGGTCCAGAAGCAGCACGACAAAAACAAACCCTCGACCGACGCTGGTTAGAGGAGTTTGGTGGTCTCCTCGGTAACAGACCATCAGACATGATTGGTGTGGATGGGATTACCGAAGACGATCTTGTTCCCTACACCTATCCTTCTGAGGAAGAACTCAAGGGTATTCGTGGTGTCTTCCTGGGTTATTACTTCAAGTGGGACGCACGTGAACAAGTGGAGAAGATTAAACAGGTTGGGTTTAAGACGCTCGGAACCCATGTCGAAGGCACGTATACCGATTATGAGAACCTTGATGATGCCATAGTCTCTGTTCATGATTACTTCAAGTACCTGAAGTTTGGGTTTGGCCGAGCAACAGATCATGCGTGTATTGATATCCGTAATGGTCGTCTCTCTCGTGAGGAAGCAATCAATCTTGTGAATCTGTACGACGGTGAGTGTTCATCAACAACAAAAGGACTCTTCTGTGCTCACTATGACATCACACCTGATGAGTTTGATGGGGTATGTCACCGATTTGCCAATAAGAAACTCTTTGATGAGAACCTGAAACCTCTATGGTCGGTATCATAGACTACGGAGCAGGGAATATACGGTCACTGTCGAACGCACTGACGCATCTTGGGATTGAACACACCATCTCCCATGATAAGAACGTGCTTGATACATGCAGTCATCTCATTCTTCCTGGTGTTGGATCGTTTCGGTATGGCATGGAGCAGTTAGAGCGTTATGGATTGGTAGAGTTCTTGAAGAACACGAAGAAACCATTACTTGGTATTTGTTTGGGCATGCAGTTGATGGCAGGACAGGGGGCAGAGGGTTTACCAAGTGGTTCTGACTACATGGCTGGTCTTGGAATCATCGGCGGAACGGTAGAAGAATTGCCGAGTCCACATGTTGGTTGGGACACCGTTCAGGAACTTCATAATGATTTCTACTTCACGCACCATTATCGCGTGGCCATACCAGGAACCTTCGACTGGATGCCCTATTTCGTAAAACATAACAATGTATGGGCTTGTCAGTTCCACCCAGAGAAAAGCCAAGAATCAGGATTACAATTCTTGAAAGACTTCTATGCTCTGTAAAATAAGAATCATACCCGTTCTGACTGTGAGTGATGGCAAGCTGGTGAAGACTATTCAGTTTCAGAATCCTCGCAATCTTAACAGCCCTATGGCAGCAGTACGATTGTTTAACTCACGAAACGTGGATGAGATGGTGATTCTCTTCATTGATGGAAAGATTGACTTTGAGTTGTTCGACGAGATATCACGTGAATGTTTCATGCCTTTAGCCGTTGGTGGTGGGATCAAGACAATGGAGGATGTCGATAGACTATTCTCACTTGGAGCAGACAAGGTCGTTATTCGGACACATACGGAACTCTGTAAACCAATAGCCGAGAAATACGGTGAGCAGGCGGTTGTTCAATCGTTAGATATTCCACGTATGTATGACTTTCAGCCTTTTGTTGGCGAGTATCTTATTACAGATACGCGGCTCGACGGAATGATGACAGGTTATAATATAGTTATTCCCCGTAGTGATGTTCCTATCATAGTAAACGGTGGTGCAGGGAAACCAGAACACTTCCTAGAAGCCTATAATGCAGGTGCGTCCGCCCTTGCGGCCTCCAGCATATGGTTTTATACTGAAACCACACCAACCATGGTGAAACAGTACCTCCATGAGCATGGGGGTACCCGTCCGGTTACCAACAACAACATGAAACCAAAACTCGGAAGCGGTGCACGATTTGCGGCACTCAAGAAGAAGTTGGCGAAACGCTCCGGTGTGACAAACCCCGGCGCTCTTGCTGCAGCTATTGGTCGGAAGAAATATGGCAAAAAGAAGTTCGCTGCTCTAGGCACAAAGGGTCGAAAGCAGAGTTCACAGGACTACGCAAAGAGCAAGAAGATGAAAATGAAGGCCTACTAATATGCAACAATCACAAAGCACCAAGAATACGAAGAACATCAAGGTAAAGATATTCGAGGAGAATATCCCAGAGGGGAAAAGTGTCTTCCCGCCCATCCAGAACGATCTCCCCAAATCAAACCCAACGCAGCAAACCGCTGGTAATCCAACTGAAGTATCTAATAAATAACAACTATGCACGGAACAAAAAAAGTCCCCCTCAATCAAAGCGCGAACGATTACATGGCCAACGCGAAGAAGCTCGACGATGCCACGAATGCACCACCAACGCCAACAGTGCCGACAGAACAAGGCAATAACAGCGGTCCACTTGCTGACGGAAAAGAAGACCGTGGGAAGGCCGACTGGGAAGGAGACGGTTCTTACGCGTCAGGAATGTCAGCAACGAAGAAGGCAGAAAAGTCGTAATCCACTAAATAAAAACCAACCATGTTACTCAAAAACACCGCAACATCGAATATCACGCTTTCTCTCCATGGAGAGGATCGTATCCTGAAACCAGGTGAAGCCGTTGAGGGTTCTGAAGAACTCCTTCGTGCACACGCCGAACTCCGGGAAGTCAAAAAGGTGAAGGTCGCTCATGACCATGTTGATACAAAGACATGGGTTGAGGCCAATGGACCCGTCCCTGATGGGAAAGTTCTCCGTCAGGTCACGCCCGAGGTTCTTGAACTCGTTGATGAATACATGTACGAGGAGGTACCACGAGAATCACAGGCAACGACAACGCCTACTATGGTTCGGGAAATCGATGAACTCCCCTTTGCTGATGGACGGGTTGTCGAAGAGAAGAAATCTGTCTCGAAGCGTAAAGAAGACTAATGAACACGGCCACCATTGGTGGCAAACTCATCGAAGTCATTGACTATGATGCTCGTCCGCATCAGCAGGAACTTGATGCACTGATTTGGTCTCGGGCGCTCACGAAAGAAGGACCACAGTATCTCGTTCCTGTCGACCATCGACGAAGCGGAAAGTCCTCAGGTCTCGTCAACTCCCTCATCAAGGTTGCTGCCTGCCCTGATCCTCGTCTCAAAGGACAGTATTACTACTTCTATCCACAGCAGAAGAAGATTCGAGAGCATCTCTGGGACAACCCAGAAATCCTAGGTAAGTTTCTCCCGCTCTCACAGGTACAAAAGAAAGATGACCAGCGTATGGTGATCTACTTTCGGTCTGGGTCACAACTCATCTTTGATGGCACCGATGAGAACCCCGATAAACACCGTGGTGGTAACGGAAAAGGCTATGTGGTCGACGAATACGACGACCAACAACTTCGCGTCTTTACCGAGATTATTCGCCCCATTGTGGACTTTAATAGGGGGTTCTGCGTGTTGTCCGGTACTCCCAGGGGTATTAAACAACTCCATGAGGCATATCTCGCAGGACAGGACACCTCGCGTCTGTCGTGGTGGTCTCGCCTCCTTCCTGCAACCCATTCCTTTCACCATGATGGGAGTCGGCTCATTGGTGATGAGAAACTGAAGGAGATCGAACAGGACTATGTTCGTGATGGCATTGGATCGGCCTTTGCGCAGGAAATGCTCTGCGCCTTTAACCAAGATGCCAACCAAGTCTTCCGTCGTGTGGATGAGGTGTGCGTCCTCACACCCGACGAACCTGATCCCTATCGGCAGTACCGCGTGGGCGTCGACCCAGCAATTACCTCCGACTACTGGGCTATGACCGTACTCGATAAACACACGTTTGAGGAAAAACACATTGAACGGTTCCAGCCCAATTCCACAGCTCTTGGCGAAGCACGGACCGAAGCGTTGGTGCGGAAGTGGAACAATGCCGAGGTAATGATAGATTCTTCAGGTTTGGGGCGCCCAATCGCCGACCATCTGCGCGAGATTGGTCTTGACGTCATCGACATGCCGACCGGCGTACAAAAGGAACGACTGATTGCCAATCTTTCCATGTTTATTGATAGTCTTGGTGTGCTTTTTCTCAGCGATACCACGGCCAAAGAAGAACTCCGCGCCTATTCGTGGAATCGAACACCGTTGGGTCGGTATCAGTTCTCTGCACCAGAAGGAAAACACGACGATACGGTGATCGCACGGGCCTTGTCAGTTTGGGAAATTGGTGGGAAGCTACCATTGCCGAATGCTCCTGGCTTCCTCAATGATATGCGCCAGCAGTTCTACGGAAAACCAACAGACGGGTACTACAGTAAACACAAAACCTATTATGGTCACAACCGACCAAAAGACTAAGGACGTACCAGTCTACGTTCCGAGTCAATCTGAGCTTGCCGATATTACCGCTGCGCTTCTTTTCAAGAAGGAAAGCTATCAGGATACTCGACAGGAGCGCCAAGAATGGCGGAACTCCTATTTTCGCTATAAGCTCCAGCGTCGTCTCTCTGACTACGAATATATCTCTGACGTACAGCTCGGACTCACCTATGATTCCGTCGAACGGGTTACGGCGACGCTACCCGGTCGTGAGTTCGGTTTCAAGGCAAAACCCGTGGGTCCGGAAGACACCCGCAATGCGCTCCTCACATCTGAGGCGATGATCCAAGCGTGGAACTCACCCGATATTATGGATGGACCCAATAAGATGGACGTCATTAAGAAGAATATGGCGCTCTTTGGCAGTGCCTTCGCACAAGTCTATTGGGATCTCGTGCTCGATGAACAGGGCAATGTCATCAAGAGTGACCCCTGTCTCACGCCAATTAACATCTTTGATTGCTATTACAACAAGTTTATCCCGGAGATTGAACAGCTCCCGAAGTTTGGATCGCAAGTTACTGTCTCGCTCGAATGGTTGAAGGAGAATGGCGAGCGTATGGGGTTCTCCAACCTGAAGTACGTCCGGGGATTCACCCCGAGGACTGTTGGGATGGACGTTGATTCCTCGTCTGTTGATGCCGAAGAGACCATGTCTGGACACACTACAACTCCAACGGTTGCACGTCTCTTTGAGGTGATTAGCGATACCGAGATCCTGACACTCGCACTCGATGATGCGGGTGCGGTGTGGTTGCGGAAGACCCCCAATAAACTCGGCAGGAAGAACATTGTGATCTTCCGTCTCAAGCGTCATCCCCTCCCAAATCGGTTGCTCGGTGTAACCGACGTGGCGCGTGGTGGGTCAATCGAAGACTCGATCCAACGGACGATGAATCAAATGGTCTTTAATTCCTTACTTGTTGATAACCCAAACTTTACGTTTGATGCGACCGATCGGCACATTGATCCACGTACCTTTGTGTCGGCGCCAGGGTCTGGTATCCCTCGTGGGAAAGACCCGAATGCGATTACGCCAATTGAGTTTCCATCCCACATGGCGGATTCCCAGAATCTCATTACGATGCTTCTCGAGCGGTATAAGCGCATTGTGAACACACCGGATATCATTGCTGGAGACGCACAAGGAAATACGGCCACGACGGATAACCTCAATGACGCGAACGCGAAAAGCGCAACAGACAAGATTGTCGATGGCATGAAGGGTTCGATGCAGAAGATGGCGGTGCTCATTAAGAAACTCTATGAACTTTACGGTCCTGAATCGTTGACCGTACAGGTACGAACACCCGAACTCGCGGATGCCTTGGGCGGTGATGTGGCAGAAGTAGGAATTGCGAATATCCAAAAAGCTGACTTCTCCTTGGAACGCGATATTGATATCACCGTTGAGTTCACGTCACAGAATAAGTCCGTTCTTTCCCGACGGATTGTCGAATGGTTAAATCTTACCGTGCAGGATCAGACCGTTCCGCCCCAGTTGCGTGCTATGGGGTACCAGAAATGGCTCGAGTTCAACGATCTCGATGATCTTGCACTTGCATACGAGGAGTTCTCGAATATGGGCCAGACATCGGATCTTGCGCTTGCCGATCAGGAGAACGCAAAACTGGGAAGTGGCACCGCGCTTCCCCCGACGCCTAATGCCTCCACGGCACATACCCAGCGTCACGTTGACTACCTTCGCCGTGTCGATACGGGACCAGACATCGATCGCATTGTCCAGGATCATATCGAGGGGGAACTCATGGCGGCACAAGCGAACGCCGGCGTAGTGCCGACGGAACAGCCGGTCCCTCCAGCAGCAGGTGAACCCGGTGGTGTGATGCAGACCGCACCCGAGAGTCCTGTTCCACAAACCGCAACACCATGACCGTCAGCGACGCACTCCAGATACGCATGAAGAACCGTGAGGCAATCCTCGCCTTTGAACGGTCGGATGCGTATAAACTTCTCATCGAACCGCTGAAACAAGAGCGCGAGGACCTCAAACACGCGTACGATTGTACGACGATACGAGAAATGGCGATGCTCAAAGGACGACGGCTTGGCCTCGATTTCCTCATTGATCTTATGGAGCAATACATCAAAGATGGCATGATTGCCGAGGAGCAGGCACAACGGATGGAAGCACGTCGATTACAGGAGGAAGAGGAGATTGATTCATCCACTTTATAACTCGTCCCCCCCTCATCGTGCCTAGCGGTGACGGGGAGAGGGGTTAGTAAAATACTAAAATCAAGGTCGAACTCCTACTCAACAATGTAACATCACTAGAATCTATGGAAACACAAACTCCAACAGCGGAAGGTCATGGACCAACTCCACCCGGAATGGCTCCCCAGGATTCGGCACCCAAAGCCGACCCGGTTGTCACACAACCAGAGGCCAAACCAGCAGAACTCAAAGTCATTGAAGATGCTCTCGGACGAGAGTTTTCCTCACTTGACGACGCAAAGAATACCCTGAAGCATCTCAACTCACTCGTTGGCGACCAAACCCTCTCGAAGCAGCGTAAAGCAGTCGAGAAAATTGCATCACAGGCCAACGTCTCAACGGATGAGCTCTATGAGATTCTTGAGCAGTCTCCCCTAGAGACACCCGAAGCACCAGAGCCAGCCATTCAACCAACGATGGCGTCAAACGAATCAAAACGTCTGACCCGTCTTGAGGTTGATGAGGTCGTGAAAAACGACCCCGATGCCTCTGCGATCCGGGACACACTCTTTGCCAAGAGTCTCGCAAGCGGCGTTCCTGCCCAGGAAATCTGGGAACGGGAATACAAACCTCTTGTGGAAGTTGGGAGAAAAAATGGTGCAAAGAAGTTACAGTCTCATCTTGAAGGACAACCACTTCCTGCACACTCCACAGTCTCGGAGACGAGCGATACGAAGATTGATTTCTCCGGAATCAACCCCGCTACCGGTAAACGGTGGACGGCGAAAGAGATGGAGCAATTTCTCCAGTATCAAACGCCGAGTCAAGGACTGTAGGAAACGGTCCTCATAAGGACACACAGCAATGGCAGTCACAACTGGTGGCTTAACCGTCACAATGTCCACATACTTTTCTAAGGTCTTCTTAGAAAAGGCACGACTCCTCATTCGTCACGATGCCTTCGCCCAAAAGCGTGGCGTTCCGGCGAACCAAGGTAAAGTCGTCAACTTCACTCGCCATATTCAGCCCGCCGTACAGACGACTGGTTTGACCGAATCCGTGACACCGACCGCGGTGAACGTCTCTGGTCAACAGGTCGCCGTGACGCTCGTTGAATACGGTGCCTATGAACAGATCTCGAAGTTCTACGAGCGAACGTCTATCGACGTGGGCCTCAAAGAACAGGTCGAGGCCATGGGTATCAACATGGGTGAATCGATAGATACGATCATCAAGAACGTCTTGATCGGTGGAACCACAACCGCAGTGCTTGCGGGTACTGCTGCCGCAACGTCGAGCACCTCTGTCGCCTCCGTCATCGCCAATACCGATGTACGCAAGGTCACGAGAACACTCAAGAAGTTGAAAGCAATTCCGTTCCAAGGAACCCAAGGCAACCCCGTCTTCGGCGCACTCATTGGTCCAGAATCCGCCTACGATCTCTTCGGTGACACGACATGGCAAGCAACACAACAGTACGTCAACCCAGACCCGATGCGTCGGGGTATCCTGGGAACATTCTTCGGTGTCGAGTTCGTGGAAACGAACAACAACTACAAGTCGAACTCATCCGGTTCGGGTGGGTACACGACATGGTTCTTCGGCAAAGAAGGATACGGCGTGGTTTCTATTGATTCTGAGGATGTTACCTCACCAGGCGCGGCACAACTCATTCTGAAGGACTCCGGTCCGAACGATACGGGTAACCCGCTCTCGATTTGGTCAACACTTGGATGGTACGCACCGTTTAATTCGGTCGTGCTCAATAGCGACTGGGTCATTAACTTGTACGCATCCGCGTCAAGCTAAAACACCCTCAGTTTGTGGGGAGTCTCTGCAGACGCACGGCTCCTCACAGATGTCTGCAACTGAGGTACACTAAAGAAAAGAAACTATGCCTTCACAAGGTCCACGATTCGGTGCGACAATCACCGACAACTCAGGGGTTGGCAGTATCGCCTGGACGAACCCCACCAACGCAGGAGCCACGGACGACGCCTATACAACCATCACCTTCCCGTCTGGTGCAGCCGCGATCTCGCATTATCTCAAGGTCGTAAACTTCAAGTTTGGCATTCCACGGAATGTGCAGATTCAGGGTATCCAAGTTGAGGTCGAAAAGAAATCCGACACCGACGGATCAGATTTCATGTCCGATAGTGAGGTAAAACTTGTTGGTGGTGAGGGATCGATCTACGACACGGATCGCAGTAAAACCGGATCGTGGTCAACGACGGAAGGATTCGTCACGTATGGTGGCCCTCGTGATCTCTGGGGAACGACGATTTGGACATCAACACTGATTAACGACAACCGGTTTGGCATGGTGATCGCCGCGTCGGTGCCGAGTAACAGCGCACAGGTGATTGGGTCGATCGACAGTGTCCGTATTACGATCTTCTATGACATCCCCGGTGGATCGGGAGGTGGCATGAAGGTTTCACGAACACGAAAGACAACAGACTATCGTATTGGAAAGAAAACGAAGAAAGGCTGGCAGGTCATTGGCCGACTTGATGGGAAACTCGCAGGTCACATGACCAAAGCCGCCGCATTGAAAGCAATTAAACGAGGCAATAAACTATGATTACACCACTCAGTCAAAATGTTCTTATTGAACGGGACGAGAAATCAAGTAAAGTTACTGTCAGGAAGACGGGCATTGTGACACCATCTGGTCAGGTAGAAAATGAGGGTCTGCTTACTGGTATCGTGCTCTTCTCCCCCAAGGATCAGAATCTCCTTATCGATAAGGATCGGGCATTGAATGAAGTTCGCCTCAATGAAGGTGATCGTGTTTGGTATTCGCGGTTCTCTGCTGGACTTATCCTCGACGATCGTGAAGGGAAACAGGGTCACTTTCTTGATTTGGTTCCTCTCGAAGATATTCGCGCCATTATCTCATGAAATCACTTCTAGGCGGTGACGCACGAAAGAAGCTCCTTGATGGCGTATGTGCCGTCTCACGCGTCGTGAGTCCAACCTTAGGCCCAAAGGGACGCTATGTGGTTCTAGGAGGGGAGAAGCCGGTATTCACCAATGATGGCGCAACGATTGCTCAGCATGTGAACCTTGACGATGGTCTTGAGTCTATTGGCGCACAACTGGTAAAGACTGTTGCACTCGATGTTGCACGGAAGGTCGGTGACGGTACCACAACAGCGACGCTCCTGACCAAGGAGCTGTTTGAGCGTTCCCTCGATGATACACGACATGCAACAGTGATCGTCCGTGAACTGGCAGCAGAATCGTATGCCGTTATAAAGAATCTCGAATCTCTTGCACGTCCCGTGACTCCAGAAGAACTCCAAACGATTGGCTCACGTGCGTGCAAGGACAAGACTATGGGAACATCGATCGCGTCA